AATATGTAACGAATTCCGTTATTATCTTGTGTAAGTGGATTCATTGGTGCAATTAATATATTTTTAAAGTAATTAAATTTCTTCAATTTTATCGTACTGCTTACAGATGCCAAAAGTCTTTCTATGCCACTTAGTAATACCTCTCCCTCTAATACCTTCAAGATGTTTCTTGGTACCATATCCTTTATTGTTCTTTAAATCATAGAATTCATGTAGATTGGGGAATTTTTCACATAAGTCAACTATATATTTATCTCTCTCCACTTTTGCCAAAATAGAAGCTGCTGCGATTGCCGAATATTTGTCATCTCCACCTGTGATGCATACGTGTGAAATAATCTCTCCTTTATCCTTATAAACATAGAACTTATTACCATCTACAAGTATATTCTCGGGGCGTATAGATAGTTTATCAAGAGCCTTATGCATTGCAGCATGTGTCGCTTGATATATATTCATAGAATCAACATCATCCTCCGACATCCAATGAACTGACCATGCCAATGCATTTTTCTTAATATATTCATAGGCGACCAATCGCTTTTTTTCAGATAGCTTTTTGCTATCTCTCATCATTGAATGATCGAACTCGGCCCCTGTTGGGAGAATCGCAGCACCTACGTAGACTCGTCCGAATAATGGCCCCCTCCCTGCTTCGTCGACACCTGCTTCTATTGTATTTTCATAGTAAAAGGGTTTCAACATCTTTCTGATACGTCTTCTCATAATATGATTAAAATTATTACTAATACAATTTTAATCAATTTAATATATTTTTATTCATGCATCAAATAAATTTCTCCCATATCCGTATTTACAGCATTTGGGGTTTATTTGAAAAACTCACTTTTCAAATCTTTTTTGTATACACCAAATGAAGTGGTTGGATTGGTGCATGGTACCAATAAACTTTTTTTCACCAATCCACCCGAACAAGGGTTATTATATGCGTTTACCGGTTGACTGCGCGTTACTGTCGGTAAAAGACAACAATATTTCATTTTATCTTTGCTCCTATCATCTGGATTCTCCTTATCTTTTATCCGTTTACTCGTTGCAGATCTCCGCGCAATAGCACGTTTTGCGGCAAAGGATCTACCCACGCTCACATTTGTAGCAAATTTCCGGTTAGTTGGGCCTGTTGGGATTCTTGAATTTCTAAATAAATTTCCACCAATCATACTTGTATATTGAAGTGGACGGCCACAACAAAGCCCCCTTTGGCTACTATCACAAAGTTTCTGTTGTTTTTGCCACTTGGTGGGTTCCTTCATGTTTTGCCCTACAGATTCCTTGTCGTTGTCACAATTGCCTTGGGCATATATAATAGTTCTTGGTAATAAATTAAAACCATTTTTTACTCTTCCATGGGTTAATGCTGGCATATAATATAGATGGAGAGAATTATTCGGTAATATTTAATTATGTTCTTCTGAATCGCTATCAGAATACGGGATTACAACCGGACTTCGTTTAATTTTTATGTTTTGATTTTGTACAAACCTTTTTTGTTCGCTTAATGTACCATTCATAATCAAATGATATTTATCTCGTTCTCTTAACTCTATTGAATTTTCCGTTTCTATTAATGTGGGATCCATCTCTGAAGATCGCGAATTCGCTACTTCTATTAATACTTCATGTTGTTTACCCTTTTTATACATTGTAAATCCGGTATATGCTCTCCAGTTTGTAAAATAACGAAATAACAGAATCTTTTGTTTTACGCTTAGAAATCTTTTTCTTTGTCTTGTCAAATTATTTTCACCAAATGGAATAATTGTTTGTAATCCTATAACTGGATCTGGTTTGTGGATGGAGAGATTTTTAAACTTATTATTAAACTCCAATATTACACATTCTGGTATATCTGGTGATTGTTCCAATATTTTATCAAATTCAAACCGCTTTAATGTAATATAATCCATGGGCGCTGAACGATATTTAGGATCAAGACTTAATTCACAGCTAATCTCTCTAAAAAAGGATAGAAATCTTAATGTAGCTATTCTGTGTTTTTCACTTTCCTCTTTAAAAGTAAACATTTCTTGAAAGTTTGATAATATACCTGCGGTTATTGCTGTAACGCCAATCACCCCTCTTAATATTGGTCCATTTGTAACATTTGAACAATCATTAAAGACATCATTTGATAATAATACAGTGATGCCGGCGACATAACCAAAAATAGATGCTGGTATAGATAAACACAAATTTCTTTTCTTGAAGGTTGTTGCACTTTTTTGATGCAACCATGCATACCCCGATGCTTTTTCTGCCCAAGTTACAAGCAATTGCTCTAAGGGCATTGTCCAATTTTTTTTAGGCATATATATATTCCCGATAACAAATCTTTTTCTCGACTGAGTATATAATGAAATTTAAGTTGACCCATTTGCTCATGTTATTATTAGTAATTGTTGTATTATCCAATGCATGCTTATACCCAGTAAAAGAAGGAATGGGGGTAAAATACGATGATATTCCGGATGACGACGACGACCTGTATATTCTAAAATCACAGGTTGTGCCGCCGGTTTGTCCTAAATGTCCGGATGTGGCAGCATGTCCTAGACAAAAACCATGTGAACCATGTCCGCCGTGTGGGAGATGTCCCGAACCTGCTTTTAGATGTAAAAAGGTTCCTAATTATAAATCGCGCAATGAATCAAAACTCCCAATGCCCATGCTAAACACCTTCGCCGCATTTAGATAATTACACAACATCCTTTATTTGATAATTTATGAGTTGTCTCTGGCTTAAATATGCCTATTTTAAATCTCTCCCATTTAATATGAGCTTCATTTGAATGCATTTTATAATGTTTGTCAACTATTTTACCCTTCTTAGTTTCTAATACATATTTTCCACCAGGATGCTTATTTAGGTATTCTGTGGGATCAAAAACAAAGTTATCTGCAATTATAACGCATCTTCCATCCAAAATAAGTTTATCAATATCTTGTTTAGTAAATGATTTCATGTTTATATTATAAAATCATTTTTCATTTAATCGGTTTTATATCTATACCCTTTTATTTTCGCATTTTTTATCCATTTGGAAGGATTTTATCTTTTCATTTTGCGGGACAATTTTAACAATACATTGAGATTTTTTACCATACAAAGGCTCGGTGCACCCTTTCTCTTTTATCTTTTTTGTTTTTCTTAAATGACTCTGCAACTCTTTTTTACTCGCTGTTTTACGTTTATCGCTTGTACACCTAGATCTAAAGTGTTCGTATCTTTCTCTGACATCACAATATTTAAGCCCTGACTTTTTTCCCAACATAGTATTTACCAACTCATGTAATTTATAAACATAACGAGAAAATCTATCTCTATTTTTTAAATCTTTGGATGTTAATGGTAACATTTTCAAATTTTTTTTTAGATTATCCCGACAATAACGACACGGTAATATATGTCGCAAATTATATATAAATTTTTTATACTGTATTTGGTCATCTTTGGTCGGTTTGACGGGATAATTAAAACTCATTAGATGCAAAAAATGCCATAAAGGTGGCCCCCAAACTCTGGTTAACATACCTTCTCCACTACTATAATGGCTTTTTTTATACGTTTTATTTTTATGCTTTCTTCCTCGTTTCCTTGTTCTGGTCATCTTATAATATAATCAGATAAATATTATACCAAAGAAATTATTGATTAATATATTGGATTAAATAATCATTCATATTTTTATCATTCTCATTTAATTCAATATTGTATAGTATTTTCCATAATTTTTTATACATTTGCTTTTCACTATTATATTTTTTCCATTCAAATTTAACCAGTTTCCCATTTTGATCGCGTATATACATTTACTTTTGTACTTCCAATAGCTTTAGGTGATATTCGTTAGATATTTAATGATCTTCTATAATATAATTATATAATGATTGGTAATTTTGGTGAGACTATGAAAAGCATTGTTGCTGATAGAAAATTTATGTTAATCATGGCGATATCTTCTATATTTATTGGAGTGGCACTTTACGTTTATTATTATTACATATCGCCAAAAATGAATCCCGATTTTGTTCCAAATAGGGAATTTGTTAAAAAAAAGGATGATGGGCCAGAAAACGCAACATTGTATTTATTTTATACGAATTGGTGTCCTCATTCTAAGAAGGCGTTACCAATCTTCAATAATATGAAAGAAAAACAAGAAGGTACACCTATAAACGATGTTATTATTACCTTTGTTGCAATAAACGGTGAATCGGAAGAAGGGAAAATGACAGATTTTGAAAAGGGCCATAGTGTTAAGGTAGATGGGTATCCTACTATATTTTTGGTCAAAGGAGATCAAGTGGTTGAATATGACGCAGTTACTACTGAGGAAACTTTAAACGAGTTCCTCAATACTACTTTGTAAAAAATCATTAATATATTCTTCCCCGCTATTAATTAATCGCGCCCTTACAGTTTTATCATTAATAACGCCTGGGAAATCGTCGACATTTGCTTCAAGAGTCATTGTAATAAGATATGGAATGTCTGTCATAACCAGTCTACATAATCTTCTTGTAATATTATTAAGAATCTGAAACATGAATCCAGGCATTGATGTATTGTGATCCGAATGAAATGGCGTTTTTTTTGTGATCAATATACCGAAAATATTCTCCTTTTTTGCTCCATTTTCCAAACATGGTCTTATTGGAAAATGAAGTGATAGTCCACCGTCTATGATATATGAACCGTTAAAATATTTTGGTTGAAAAATACACGGAATAGAAGAGGACATATATATAGCATCTAGGAGAGATAAGGTTGGATGTGTCTTATGAGAAAAATCAATAGCCTCCATTGCATTTATCTCAGTCGCAATAATATGAAATTCAATGTTAGTGAACTTATAAAATTCTTCTAATGTTATATTTTCATTTAAATATTTAGACCTAAGTAGAGGTGTTAGAATTTCATTAATAATACTCTCATCACACATTCCCTTTTTAGTTATTAAATTAGACAGCATATTGGATTCAAATATAAAACTCTTATCCCATGGTCGGTCTATAATATATTCATATACATCTTTTTTATCAATTTGCAATAACCACATTGCCAAAACAATTGATCCCGCTGATGTCCCATAAACAGTTTTTATCTTAGAAAAATCTATAAACTTCTCTCCAGCTTGAAATAATGCGCCTACTAGTTGTATACCATTATAACTCCCCCCAGATAATACAATGTGTTTAATATCCATTAAACGAACTGTCGTTAACTTCTTAACCTTTTTTTCTGATTTTAACATAATGGAGCAGTATCCGGATAAAATAAATTTAGACGATTTATACGAAAGAGAACGACAACAACATGCCCAAAGAGAGAAAATATATAGCCGTATTCTTAATAGAGCACATACTCAGATCAAAACAACGTCGCGTCAAAGGAATGGTGCTAAATTTACATTTTTTTTAATTCCCGAATTTTTAGTTGGTACTCCCACATATGATGTAGCAGCATGTACGGCATATATAATTGACAAATTGGAAACAAATGGATTTTATATTAAATATACCCACCCTAATTTACTTTTTATTTCATGGAAACATTATTTGGATAAAATGAAAAGGGCTGATATTAAAAAAACATATGGGATAAGCGTAGATGGGCAAGGAAACAGATTAAAAAATAAAGGCAATTCTAGTAAACCCAATAATCCTAATAATTTTTTACTTACCAATTCCAAAACTTCAGTGGAAGCTAAACCAAAAAAAGAGTATAGGGATTCGGGTGATTATAAACCAACTGGGAATTTTATCTATAATAAAGACCTTCTAAAAAAAATAGAGGATAAGACAAATCGTTAAATTATATGCTATATTTTATGCTATATTTTATTGTGCAAGAAATAAAAAAGGAATCCGCTTTATTTTCAATTTTGGACATTTTAAAAATGTCCAGAATAGCATATTATAACAAGGTTGCTATTCCAAAAATGACACATACTTCATGATTGTAGGTTCACTCAAAAAAAACATAAAAAAACATCACTACATGCTTTTTTATTTAAATATATTTAGAGACTATTTTTGTATACCATATATATATGGAAAAAATAGGCAAAAATAGTCTCTCCAAATATCACTGTAAATGCTGTGACTATAAATGCAGCAAAAAGTCTCATTGGGCTCAACACGTTTTGACACGTAAACATAAAATGATACAAAATGGTATATACAATGATACAAAAAATAGTCCCACGGGACTGTTCGTCTGCGGATGTGGGAGAAGTTATAAGTTTAGGTCAGGATTGTATAGACACCGAAAAAAATGTCTTCCATTCATGGAAGAAGATGATTTTCTAGAAAATGCCAAAGACATCACTACACATGTAGATACTTTAGGAAAAAAACAAGTTACTATGAGTTTGGAGCAATATGAGACATTGGTGGGCGGGATTAAAAAACTAATACCGTTGGTGGAAAAGGGACTTGAAAACGATGCATCGAGTATTACGAATATTAATAATATTAATAACAAATTATCAATTAATGTATTTCTAAATGAACATTGCAAGGATGCTATGAATTTAACTGATTTTGTTGAAAATTTAAAGGTTAATATTGAAGATCTCATGTACACCAAAGAAAATGGCTACGCGAAAGGTATAAGTAATATATTTGTAAAACAACTCCAGGATATGGAACCCACACAAAGACCCATACATTGTTCGGATAATAAACGGATGAAATTTTATGTTAAGGATGATGATAAATGGAATAAGGATGCTGCAAACACTAAAATAGACCAAGCGGTTTTAGACGTTGATAGAAAACAATGGAGAGCAATAAAAGAATGGGAAAAGACGCACCCTGGATACGAATCTTCAAATGCATTGTATAAGGAATATATGAAATTAGTAAGAGCTACAATGGGGGGTGGAAATAAAAAAACTATTGAAATTAATAGTAAACAAATTAAGAAAGAGTTGGGAAGTACTGTTAAGATATCAGATGATTTGTTAGTTTCGGCTAAATAAATAGTATTCAAATATCATTTATTTAGTGTATTATTTAACGACGACTGCGGCGAGTGGAACGAGTCTTGCGGCAGAACGAGCGTTTGCGACCGGATGCGTATTTACATCCAGGTTTAGAACGGCATACAGCTGGGCCCTTTCTTCGGCACTGACTCAGCTTGCGTCGTCTCGCATAACTTTTAATTGCGCGTTTCATTGAAAGACGAGTTTTCGTGCGACCGGCGCGACCTCTTCTTTTGCGTTTGGTGTGTCCACGTCCACGACGATGACGACGATGTTTTCCTCCTCTAACCTTTCTAGTAACCATTATACATATATGAGAGAAAATATTTATTTTTGAGCCTTGGATAAAAAGGATGCGAGAAGGGCATCTTTTTGTACTTGAGTTAAATTAGATAAATTTAATCTTGGTTGTTTTACTGGTTTAGGTACAACCTTTTCCTCAAGTGTACTACTTATTTCTTTAAAAACCTCTTTTTCCAGAGGCGTGCTCGCAATTTTAGCATCAACTTGCGCCGACGCGGCCTTTTCTCTATTTATTGTTGATTTAACCTTTTGAATTAAGGTAATCGCGTTAAATATTTCAAGAGCTTCTTTAAAGTCTTTTTCGCAATCTACATACAACTTTACAATAGCCTTACGCGTTTCAGCGGTAATGTTCGCCAATTTGGTTTCATTAATTTCGGGGTTAATGGTAACTACCTCTGTTTTTGCTTCATTGTCAATTGTCTGTATTTTAAAGATAGTATCCAATATTGCCAAAACAGTACTTCTGTTGGTATCAGCTGTTGTCATCATTTTTTTGATATGATTTGCATATTTTGTAAACAATCCTTCACTTCCAGTATATGTTTTTCTATAATTTGAATCAGGTGTGTTACAAACTGTTTTATTTTGATAATCTTCTAGATTAATATCCGAAAAGTTTTTTGTTTTATTCGGATTCCATTCATCGTATGGTAATTCGCCTCCAGTGAAAACTTCATAAAACTCTTTCAAATCGGTATTAAATTGTGTCTCGCCTGTACCACCTGGAATCATTTTTGTAAAAGATCCTTTTGTAAAGTCATAAAAATCATTATATAATTGCATGAGCTGTGGTATACCAGGCTCTTGAGGTAAAGTTTTAATATTTTCAACAACTTGTCCCCATTGAGTAGGTCTGTTTGGGTCTGAATCACGTGTTATAGTTCTCTTTTTTAAGTTCATGTTGCAAACTTTTGTTAAATTTATATTAACCTTACTATTTACTTCTTTTGGATTAACCAAATTAATTCTACTAGAACAAAGGTTTTTAGTCATTAAACTTGGAGTAACACCTTTGGGAATCTTATTTCTATTCATAATATCAAGTTGGTGAATTTTACTTGGATCTTTTGGATCTTTCCAAACATATACCGGATTGACAGTTTTAACAATTGCTGCATATAAATGCGCAATTGTTATATAAAACTTAGCAATCCCTTTACACATTCGGAGTTTTGTTGTTGGATCTCTAACATCCAACTCCGAAAATACAGATCTTTTCCTTCCTTTAAGATTAGATTGGTATCTATCTCTATTATATTGTCTCGAAGAGTCAGATGTTCCTAATAGTTTTAAAATATCCGAATAACTTTCTCCGCCACTTTGTTTTTTTTGATACCTAGATAATAGCTGTTCGGAAATTGTTTCATTCTGTTTTTTTTTCAACTTTTCAAGTTCGTTTTTAGAATATCTAGAATCGGAATTTTTCCCATCAACCTCTGATGTATCAAAATACATAATTTTTTCTTTGGTCATGAAATTCTTTGGAATATTATTAGATCCCACACGTTTTTCTGCCATATATTTAATTGTTTTTTCATTCATGAATTTTTCAATAACATCGGAAGTAAGGATAATCAATTTATCGCAATAGGCTTTCTGGGATAACTTCTCCATATCTTTAAAATTTTGTGTAAGAATATATTTGGTTGCAATCATATCCAATAGATCTGCATCCTTGAAATCTGTTGAAACATTTTTCGGCTTGGGTTTAGATGATGTATTTCCCATATATGATAAATATATATATTATAAAATTGAATTAAAAGTAAAATATTAAAGTCTTAATTAAGTTAAATGTCAGCTACTAACAAAAAGGTGAATACACAACAAACAAAAAGAAAGAAAAAGTCAAGAAAAGGGAGTTCTGCAATTTGGACACAATTTGATAATGAGATAAATAAAAATGAACCAGACTTGGAATGTATTTACTCTAAACAAAATGTTGGTTCTCGTATTAAATGTGATCTATGTCATAAAATGGTTGCATATGATGATGAACGTTTTCTTACATGTACAAATCCTAAATGTGGTATTATTTATAAAGATCAATTGGATGAATCAGCTGAGTGGAGGTATTATGGTGCCGATGATAATAAGCAATCTGATCCTACTAGATGCGGAATGCCTATTAACCCGCTACTTAAAGAGTCATCCTATGGATGCAAGGTTATTTGTCCGGGCAACTCTTCGTATGAAATGCGAAAAATTCGTAGATATACAGAATGGCAATCAATGCCTTATAAGGAAAAATCACAATATGATGAATTCCAAAAAATTAAAATTTTATCCAATCATGCAGGAGTTCCCAAAATAATCATTGACTGTGCTTTGCGATATCATAAAAAATTATCAGAAATGAAGACCTTTAGGGGATGTAATAGAGATGGTATAATTGCAGCATCTATATATATCGCGAGTAGGATTCATGATTATCCAAGAACTGCGAAAGAAATAGCCACGATATTTAATTTAGACAATACATCAGCAACAAAAGGTTGTAAAAATGCGGTTCATTTAGTAAATCAGTTGGAAAAGAATGATGTAAATTCCGATAAAACCCGCTTTCATAAAACAACACCGAGTGCTTTCATTGAAAGGTACTGTAGTAAGCTTGGTATTAATAAGGAACTAACTACGGTTTGTTTATTTGTGGCGAATAGGATCCAAAAGGCAAGAAAAATACCAGAAAACACTCCCCATTCAGTAGCAGCGGGTATTGTTTACTTTGTTTCACAAGTTTGTCATTTAAATATTAGTAAAAAGCATGTGAATATTATTAGTGAAATAAGCGAAGTCACGATCAATAAATGTTATAAAAAATTATTGACAATTCATACAACAGATCAGTTGATACCAACCGTTATATTAACAAAGTATTTATAATAGTTTATATTATAGATTTAAAATATCATAAATTTATAATATGTCCATAAAAGCTTCAATTACAAATGAAAAGGCTACTGAAATAGCAAATGATATTATACAAACCGCATTAGATAATATTTGCGATTCAGAAAATGATTTTTCTTTATTTACTGATAAGATTTGTACACCAGGCGATGAAAATAGATGCGGGGAAGAAACAGAAATGATGGCCATGGTAAAAAAATATGACAACGCTGTTAATGAAATGGAAAAGGAAAATAAAAATATAGAAATCAATAACCTTTATAAGAAATTGGAGGATACAACACTTAAATTATTGGATACTCAAACAGAATTAGAGTTGTATAAACAAAGGGATAAAGAAGCAAATGATAATAATAAAAGAAAGAATGAATATGATACTCCAAATATAATTATTATCGTACCTTATAGGGATAGGGCGGCACAAAGATGTGCATTTATGAGAATAATGCCTTATATTCTTGAAAAAAAGAATTATGAAATTTATTTTATCCATCAAAGAGATAGAAGACCATTTAATAGAGGAGCCATGAAAAATCTAGGTTTTCTACATGCGAAAAATAAATATGGCACAAAGTGTAAAAATATTAATATTGTATTTCATGATATTGATATAATACCTTGGTGGCAAGGACAATTTAGTTATGAAACTAAATTAAATATTGTAAATCATTTTTACGGTTTTGAATTTGCTCTTGGGGGGATTTTAGCGATGAAAGGTTTGGATTTTGATAAAATAAACGGATTTCCCAACATTTGGACATGGGGTCTCGAAGATAATGTTTTACAAAAGAGATGTTACAACTATGGGGTACATATTACTAGAAATGAATTTGTTAGCATTGATAAAAATAACAAAAATATAATAAGTTTGTGGCATGGGTGGGAAAGACTCATCTCTCCAAATATTGAACCAAAATGGAAATTTGATAACGGAATAGATGGTATCAGATCTATAAAAAATATTAAAATGACAGAGAAAAAAATTAAACACAGGATTTTTGAAATAAACGTATATTCTTTTGAAACGGGTGAAAATATGAATTCGCCATTTGTAAAAAATGCAAAGATTCGCAATTCACGTGAATTTGTGAGACAAAATCAACCCATAAACTTTTCAGAATCTAGTTTAGATAGACAACAATCATTGTCACAAAAACGCACGAATTCAATGGCACCAAGTCACCATTTTAGAAAGTTAATGATGAAATTTTAATTATTTAAACATAACATTATATAATTAAATCAAATGATAAAAATAGGAATTTTAATACCAAGTACAAATAAGGGATTAAATTGCAAAAGTTATAAAGATACCCATTTTTATAATATTTTTATGAAATCCTTTTTAGAAACCCGTGCACCTGATTACCACTTTAAAATTTATTTAGTTGTAGATGATGATGATACTATATATAATAATTTGTCTCAAAAGACATCACTAGAAAATTATGTCAATAGTAAGGATAAATTAAGTATTAAATTTATTAGTAGCCGTGGTATCGATAAGGGACATGTAACCGCCATGTGGAATCGCGCCTTTTCTGTCGCTTATAATGATAATTGTGATTATTTTTATCAAATTGGAGACGATGTGTTAATTATGGACAAAGGGTGGGAGTCCTATTTTATAGCCGAATTGAGAAAAATGGGGGATATAGGTATGGTGGCGCCATTTGATTGGGGTAGATATAATTGGGAAGTTCAAAATAATATAAAACAGAAGTTTATATTAACACAATCTTTTGTTTCTAGGATGCATTACAAAATTTTTGGATTTTATTTTAATCCAAGAATTAAAAACTGGTTTTGTGACGACTGGATCACGGGAATATATATAACTTTAGGTCGCATCTCGTTTAAAAAAGATATTAGAATTGTAAATAAAGGAGGGTTGCCCAGATATACCCCTCCACAAAAAGGTGCAGAATATACATATATTAATAAATTATGCAATATATTAATTGGCTTGGATTCATTAAAAATAAAGAAATATATTGAACTTACCTGATAGAACTATTGAATTTACATGTTAAAGAACCGTGGTATGTTATTTCTTCATCTGCCCACCATATACTTGTATTGCCGCGAATCATCATTTGACCCATAAACCAGTCGATGGGTGACAAAATTTTTATGTTATTTTCTCTAAAATAATTAAACATTGTCATAAATTTTTTACAACCTTTTAAAGATATAATATAAAAATCAGTTCCCTTGGCGTTTCCAGACCAGGGAAACACAGATACGTTAGACATTTCTTTAAATTTTCCAACACGACGGGCACTGCATGGTATGGGGTTTGTTATTTTTTTCTTTATGTTATTATAATGGACTTGAAATGGGAAATGACCTGTATATAATATATCAAAGTTTGTTGGTATTGTTTTCAATATTTTATTAAAATTATTTTTAAAATTATCTTTAAAGATCACATCATCTTCCATAATAATACCATATGGTTTACCGGAATCAATAATTTTCGCCATGGCATACATATGTTTATTAAAAAGACTAATTTCCGCCATTTTCATTTTAGAAGTATCAAAGGGTTTCAATTGTTCAGATTTTAAATGTTCTCTATCATATTCATTAATAAATACAAGCTTATTGCTAATATTATATTTCAGGCACTGTTGGATCATATTATCGCGTCTATTTTTAAGAGGTGTATAATTACAAACATAAATATTATTGAAGCTATCTAAAGTTAAATTACTAATAATTAAACTATTCATTTATATTATCAACAAAAAAAAATATAATTATTTTACTGCAAATGTTCATATTGATCAGGAATTAATAAACTCGGACATATATAAATTTTTCCATTATTTTTATTTATAATATCTCTATGAAATGATACGTGTTCGCATGATAATTTATAACACTGACCCTGCACATTATATTTTTCACAAGTACAATAAGATATTGTTCCATTGTAGTTACAATCTTTAAGGATTGTAGTATTATAGATTCCTATCCCATTAAATGCAGAATTTACCGCAATTAAAGGCAGTTCTCTGTGTATATTTTTTTGAAAAGATTGTATATGGAACTTTGTTTCGTTGAAACCCATTTGACTTCTATGATAAATCATATCCCAAACATCATAATCTGGACATAAATTCCATATTTTTGCATGTATTGGCGACCATTGTTTTTTATCTATCCGCAATGCCCAAACATCATAATATGAATTGGGGCAATTGCCTGTTAATACGTCCCATTTTCCCGTATCATATTTAAAGGCTCTTTTTACACTATCAATAATTGGATTTTTTAATGTTGAATCCATATCAATCATAATCATATAATCATATGCCCCTTTTCTAACACTATTCAGTAATTTATTTCGCCCATGTGCTATGAGATTTGTTCTCCCCTTTATTTTATTTTTAACCCCTGTTTCTGAGATTAGTTTTATTTTATTTTCTTTATGAAGTTTTTGTAATACAGCAACGGTGTTATCTGCGGAATCGTTCTCATATACTAAGACATCAAGATTTTTAAATAATGAAGATAATTGAAAAATGTGGTCTAGGTGTTTGATTATATATTTTTCGCTATTAATTGTGCAACCACAAACAACAACTGATAATTGATTTGTCATAATAAGAATAATATTAAATTTAGATTTAATATTAAATAAAACTAAATATTAAATATAATGAATGAATCAACATTAACTTGTGTATCCGGTTATTGGGAAACCAAAAATAAACATGGTGACAAATTTAATAATTGGTTTCATAACACTCTACAAATCAATTGTCCATATGTATTTTTCGGAGATAAAGAAACTATTGAAATGATAAAAAAATACAGAGGCGATTTACCGACGCATTATATAGAATGTAATATAGATGATTTTTATACATATCGATATCGCGACAAAATGGCAACCCACCCAATACACTGCCCCAGCGTAGAACTAAATTTAATTTGGAATGAAAAAATTTTTTTAATACAAAAAGCCGCAAAACTTAATCCGTTTAGTTCATCCCATTTTATGTGGGTTGATGCTGCTATATGTACTTATCGAGATAATCCTCCACCGAAAACGCCATTTCCTAATCTGGATAAATTAAATACATTACCCAAAGACCAATTGATTTTTACTTCTTCTACTGGGTATTATAATGAGTCAATGATCCGGAAAAACAATTACTATCATTATATCTCAGGAACATATCTTTTACATCATAGTATAATTGATAATTTTGTAGAAATTTATAAACGATATTTAGATAAATTAATAGACAAAGGTAATATATGGACCGACCAAGTAATATTAACCCACATTTATAACGACAACAAACATTTATTTTATAAGTTATCGGATGGATATGGCATAATAATTCCTTTGTTATATTAATTTATTGAATATGGAAAACCCTTTAATGTATAGTCTATTTTACTTGGTATATTAGGCATATCTAAAGGTGTAGGTAACTGATTTTCATTTCTTATTTTTTTAGTAATAAATTCATTTCGTATATAAGTTAATTCAAATTTATATATTGGCACAGAGCTTTATCAATCATCCTGTACCATTCTATGTGGATGTAATTATAAATGCAAAAGCAGTCAAGACAGATAGCAGTTTCTTTTGTATGGCTCTAAATCTTCCACTTATTTCTAAGGAAATATATTTAAAATCCAGACGTGGTGGAGGTTATTCTTTATCTAATAAAGTCCTTCATAACTTAGAATTTAATAAGCCAACAATAAATTTATTTTAAATGTTGTTCAATTATTTTTATAGCTCTTGGAGGAATATTATTAAACATATCTCCAATATAAACATGAAACTCTTTATTACACTTACCACACTTAAACTCATTTAATTTTGATACTTCTACTAACGATAACCCTTCTACAATTTCATGTTTTGATTTATCTTGAATAAATTCGTTATAATTTATTAAGTCATTAATTTTCCTCACATCTTTTTCTTGTGGATGGTGGCCTCTCGGTAAATATCTACCATATGCATCATATTGTTCTCCTATATAAACTACAGTATTATCTTTGAATTTTTCATAATAATTATCTGTTAAAAAATCTTGATCCTCCCCAGAATGACTTATATGACTTTTATTATTAGTAAAATATTCTTTCATCTTTTCTTCTATATTTAACTTTAAACTATTTTTTCTTCCCCATAAACCTCCGCCTATTTTACCGCCGTGCCAACAATGGTCTCTTATAATATGCATATCTTTATCAGTTTTTATCCAATCCTCTAATATTACTTTTTCTCTGTAACTTAACCAACCATCACAATCTCTTATACATACAATATCAATTAAATCATCATCTATTGCGAGATTTCTCCACATCATTTTATCACAATTTGACAACCAATGATTAGTCATATCTTTTGCTACTACATTTTTTGATTTCAATAAAAAATTAATTATGTTTGATTTTAACGAATTATCGTAATAAACATATAATTTCCAATCTGGAAATAACTTTTGTGCTATCAATATATTGGCTACCGTATTATATGTATACTTATTCCAAAGACCACCATAATAGTTTCCGCAATCATATAAACTAAAAGAAAAAACCTTTTTCATTATAATTATAAATAATTTATTAGTTTTAAATATTATTATTTAAAACTAATAATTGAAATTATGTATATGTTATATATATATACTGTTTGCTATAATACACCTCAATATATTGAACCACAATATAAATTATTACAGAAATATATCAAAAACGAATTTGAATATATAGTTTTTAATAATACGATGACTAATAGTGCTATCTCACAAAGAGATATTAATAATAATAATATGTTGCAAGATGTATGTAAGAAACATAATATAAAAGTATTTAATTTACCAAGAGAATTATTTCGCGGCATGTCCGATGGCGCTGCAAGTGGAAGAGCAGGAACGGCGATAGACTTTGCACATCGCCTTTTATTTTCAAATTATTCTTTAGATTCTACATTTTTTTTAATCGATTCAGATGCATTTTTATTAACACCATTTGATATTCACAAATTTATGGAAAATAAAAAACTATCCGGTAGAATTCAATACCGAAAAGGAAGAAATAATACTATAAAATATATTACAAATCATGTCGTAATTTTTAAACCAAATGAATTTGATAAAAATTTATTTTTAAAGTATTTTTCATTTCTACCTTGTAATATAGATAATGTTGCATGCGATTGTGGTGGTAACATTAACTTCCTTTTTAACGAAATGGGTGATGACGATTTTATAAATTGGAAAAATAACTTATTATCTGAAATAGGAAATCAAAAACATATTTTTTCGGAAGTTCCTTTCTCAAAATATACGGAAAATTATTTTGACATGGAGTTCTTTAATTTATTAGATTCCAATATTAAGGATTTTATTATAACTGATACAAAAAATTTAAAAAAAAAACACTTCTTTTGTGAAATATTTGCGAATGACATAAATAATGTAATGTTTTTACATTTACGAGCAGGAACAAATTGGATTGGTTGGGATTTTAAAAAACGTGAACAATCTATTACATCGTTTTTAAATTTACTTTTAACAACTAAAGCTATAACTCATAATAGTACTTAAATGCGCTAAACATAAAAAATACTTAAATATATAAAACATAAATATGTATAAAATGACGAAATATGCTGTTTTAGGTTATAATACAATAAATATAGGAGATGATATTAAGTTTTGTAACAAGTACTCTATTAAATATTAGTTATATTATTTTAAGAGATGACCCTGATAAAATATATGATTACAATACAGGTAATTTAATTAATAAATTAGAGGAAAAGGTTTATCTAATAATGAATGGTTGGTTTATGCATAATAGTAATTGGAGGACGGGAAATAACAACATTAAGTTTCCTATAAAAAATGATAATATTATTCCAATTTATATTTCTTGTTGTTTATCAAAAGACGTTCCATTATTATATACACAAGAATGTATTAAACATTATAATATCCATTCTCCTATTTTATGTAGAGATACTACAACTTTAAATTTATTGAAAAAACATAATGTTGATGTTGAATACTTTGGTTGTTTAACTCAATTATTGGATATTTCTAGTATTCCTGATAATGATGTATACAAAGAAAAATATGGAAATAGTATTATATATATAGATTGTCCATCAACGTGGGAAAAAAGAAATAAAAATGTTAAAAATTTTTATTTTAAACATTATATAGATAAACTAAATGATTTAAGTCCAAAAAAACGCATAGAATATGCTCGTGATTTATTATCAAAATACAAATATGCTGACAAAATTTATTCTCATAGATTACACGCTTTTTTACCTTGTAGGGCAATGGGATTAAATGTTAAATATGTTGGTGATTTAAATTATAGAGTAAAGGACCATATTCTTGGTGTTCCGAATAAATTTGAATTAAAACAAAAATTTATTGATTACGTAAATAGTAAATCAGTCTAGTATATTTATGTCAATACATAAAGTAGTGATTATAAATTATCATATCCTAATCCACCCCAATCCATCAAACATGCCACTAACATCCTCCACAACACCATACCACTTACTTGGATAACAAACAATCTTATTAGAGTTATCATTGAAGTATGCCGACCACCAACTGAATGTACTATTCGCAATTATATTGTGTTGACAACAAGACATGTAAAGCATTTGTTGCCAGTCCGCTAATTTATTATCGATCCGCTCAAATTTTAATTTTGGGAACTTTGATTGTAGATCTTTTACCATTTCGTTTACCTTATCTATATCTTGATCTTCACAACAATAATTTACTGACCAATCATCTTTATTAGTTTTAGTTATAACTGTTTTCAAACTCTCAATATAATGATTTGTGGAGAGAATATTATGAAATCCATCCAAAGACGCTTTATAATCACCAATTCTAAAATGCAACGATATGGTATTTTTAATAGTGTGGTTTTCTCTAATTTCTTTTTGAAAATCTCTTATCCCAATTAAATCTATGATTCTATCCGAGTATTTATTAAAATATCCCAAATGCTGGAAAAAACCGTGTAAACAGATATCGCAATTATATGCGGGAAAATTTGAATAGGTATGGGCTCCCGATTCATTTAAAAATACTGTAGTTTCCATGGGTTTTATATACGGAACTAATTTTGAAAATAGTGTATCCCAGTATGCTGGTCTTTTTGATAAGTAGTCAGATCCCAATCCACCCCGATGAGCGGGCAATGCGAATCTTCTATTATGCTTTAAAGCATATGCTACCGTTGCCATAATTTGAAATAACTGATTCCCTAATCCACCTTGCATTATACAAGTTGCAAAAGAAGGAGGTGCGCGTTTACATTGTTTCATATTATGATACAATGCAAATATTTATTTAATATGTATATTAATCAGAGTTTAAAATATTACCACGTAAATGTTGTTTCGTTATTGCCTTGTATTTTTTTTCAATATCCGAATAGCCGGGTAACTGGGATGCGTAAATTAAGTTAAAAGCATATACATTATGAGTTTTAAATAATCGTTTCCAATATTGATCTATAGCGAATCGGTGGTAGTGCGCGACTTTTTCCACTCCAGTCTTAGCACTACCCTCGGACAGCTTTTCGGTAGCGTATTGAAAATTATCCAATAATGTTTTAATGAATGTCTTTTTAATTACATAAGCTGTGGTTGTCTGTGCCGTCTCTAATCTTTTAAAACCATATTTAAACATTTCTTTACTTTGAATGCGACTAGGTGCGGGTAATACAGGAGTTAAAGTAATGAGATCCCATTGTTTTGAGTCGCTAATTTTTTTGAAATTTGCGACAAAAGTATCGTATGCCTTATTATTAATTATCTGTAAATCGTCTTCGCAAACAAGAAACGCATCCCCTTCCTCATTTTCCAATTTTTTAAGTACTTCAATATGCGATTTCCCGCATCCTATAAAACCAGGGTTTGTTTCTATAGCGGAAAATCTTTTTATCTCTTTAAAAAGAGGTAGTTTTTTAATGTTATGTTCAAAATGATTTTTTCTATCTAGACGATGTTCTAAGTTTATATAGTACCCTTTCATTATAATATATAGAAAAAATATCTTTATATTAAGACAATAAGCATATTCTTTTATAAATACCCGCATTAGAAATAGATGATTTGGATAAAATTCAAATATATGGTCTTTTTGAAATTGGTTAATAATTAAAAAGCAACGTCCGTCATATCGAATACACTAGCATCCTT